CATTCCAACTTTCAACTATAAAATTTCTCATGTCATACTCCCCACAAACCATTCTGGTTGTTCTCTTTTAGACCACTTAGCAAAATACGCTTTTGCTTCGTTGTAATAATTTTTGTAAGATTGAATACTATCACCTTGTACTATACATTGTGGATAGTGTTGCATAGCAGGTGGTGGTTCACGCCAACCTTCTAACTTAATATTTTCTGGTGCATTTGATAACACATCATTTAATAAAGCGTTTGTACTATGTATCTTACCATATCTATGTGTGTATTCTTTACCTAGTTCTACAAACAAAGAATATAACCACATATATTGTTTTTTAGTTTCTCTTGCCCACACTACTGATGGGTGATGATAATGCACAGCCTGATAAACAACTTTATCTAAATTAGGATTGCTCATCTTATATCTTCTTACATTACGACCAGTTTTACTTTTACCAATATACTCAACACCATCTAGCATTCTATGTGCCGTAGATAATATCTGAGCATATTCTACAATCATTTTTACCACGTGTTTGTCAACGTGCTGTTCGGCACAAGATTTGACATTGTGGTCAAGATAAAATATATTCATATTCTTATTATATCAGATAAAGTTTGCTTTGTCAACCTGTTGCATTAAGGTTTGAAGTTTATCCATCCACATTCTTTTGAAATCTGGATGTTCTGCTTCTTGCCATGCTTTATATAAATTTTTAACTCTTCGCCAAAATAACTTTTCATTATATATCATACTCACCTCTTATATTATATTTGATAACTTCTTTTACTAGTTCAGTATAGTTTTTGTTACTAGCATATAGTGAAAGATAATCTGCCAATATTAGACCATCATCAATACCACTATCTCTTGCCTGTCTAAATTCTGTAAAAGCAAAAACTTCGTTTAGTATTCTTAAATAATCACGAACACTATCACATCTAGTTTCATAAACTTTCACACCCCAACCTGGCCATTTAGTCCAAGGTATCGGTAGTAAATGTGGTTCATCAATATCCCAAGTTCGAATACCAAATAAATTATTACCTTCGTTAGCAAATCTTGATTTACCCCAACCAGTTTCTATTGCTGCCTGAGCAATAATTAATTCTTTAGGCACTCTATTTTCTATTGGTACCTCATTTGTATAAAGATAATCTATACATTCATTTAGAGAATACACAAATTGATCTTTTGTTTCTGTTTGTATAACAGGCACAACTAACTCATGATATAATTTTATTTCACCTCTTATATCTTCTGTTGGTTCTGGTATGACAATATTGTCATCACCGTCTTTGTAAAAATCTGGGCAACCATCATCCGTACATGGTTGATCAGCACAGGCATATACAAAAAAGTATAAACCTAAAATTGTTAAAATTATTGAAAAATATTTCATAGTAATTTCCTCAACTCTCTTTTTGTTGCATAAGGTTTATGCAATTTACAAGTGAACCATCTAAACCTAGGATCAGGTGTAGCAGGTCCTTCAAATTCTAACTCGTTTGTTGCTTCTGCATATATCAATTTTTTCATAAACAAAGATAGAGCAGCGTCATATTCTTTACATGGTTTATATGATAGTCTATCTCGTTTAGGTGTTTCGTAAATGCCCTTACGACTTTCAACTATTCCTTTAATTATTTTTTTCTCGTATCTATTTAATTTCATAATTATATTTATTCTCCTAACTATGTTTTGCTTCCCATGCTAGTTCTTCTCTAACATCTTCATCAAAATTATAAGGTACAGGTGCACCATTGTGATTGTTTACATATACAGTAACACCTGGTTTATTTTCACTTTTTGTTAATCTAGTTCTCGTTTTCATATGTTTAACATAACTAGAATTAACATCAAAATGCCAAGATAATTGTTCTTCTTGCATTGGAAATACATTGTCATTATCTCTTAATTCAGGTTTCAACATCATATAATATTCACGAGCAAGTTCTTCGGTTGCAAACCAAACAACACCTTGTATTTCTAAAATTTGTGGATGATTACCATGTGATTTGCCATCTTTATCAGCAAAAGAAACCATACAATACATATTGTCAGCAGGATTATTACTCATTAGACAGCCGCCATTGCTAATTGTTCATTCCATTGATAGAAGCCATACCATATTAGTAAGGCAAAAACAACATAAAATAGTATAACTTTTTTCATTAAGCAACCCTCCCAATGTTAAGTTTAGGAGAAGTGATATACTGTTTTTTTGCAACAGAAATCATGTTCATAGGAACGCCATACATCATGCCGTTATCCATATGTTTAACACGAGCACGTGTTTTCATAACTTTATGAATAACACCTAACCATGAAGTGTTACGACCGTCAACTCTAACTAAATCGCCAACTGATAAATCAGTTTTAACTTTTAGAGCGTCAGCAGTTCTACGTGCTTTTAAAGCAGCAACTATAATGTTATTATAGTTAGGACCCCAATCAGGTTCAGTTTGAATAAATGATAGAACATCATTTAAGGTAGTGAAGTTTTTAATTTTTGATTTAATCATAATATAGTCTTTCTTTTTTGTTATTATGATACTACGCTACACTATTTTTAGCAAAAAATCAAGCACTTTCGGGCAGCAAAAACCCTTATTTTCTGCGATTTCTTAAATAAAAAAACCCTTATAAATCAATGACTTATATAAGTTACTGAAAAATAAGGGTTTTTAAAGTAATAAAATATGACTATTTTGCGTCTTTTTTCATAAAATCATCGTCCCAGTTGAACGCTTCTTTTACTAGATTTGCTGTGAAACCTTTGTATTTATTATTCACTTTTTTGTTCACAACGGTCACTAAAAAATCTGCTTCTTCACCAGATAGACCTTCTAGTATTTGTACAAATAATGTTTCTCTTTTTGTATTTGATAAAGTATTATCACCACCTTTTGTAAACATATATAACCTCTTTGCTTCTTGCGATAGCAAAGTATGATCTGTTCCTATTGGTGCGTCATTCTTTCTGTATGGCACATCGCCTTTTGGCAATAACCATTCTATTTTAGGATCAAAAGCACCTTTTAAAACTTGCCTTAGTGCTACCGAATCATGTTCTTTTAACACTTTGAGTTTTTTTGGTTTATCTTTTGCATTGTTTATTTTTGTAGCAATCTCACTCATCATAGGTGGCACGGCTCTGCCAACATCTTGTAATGCTTGCATTCCCATTTTAGTTGCTAATGCTGGGTGTGATTGTGTTTGTTCTGGCATACCCTCTTGACTTGCAATACTGCCGTCTGGGTTTCTTCTAATTATAACCATAGTTTCTCCTTAACAGTTCTTTCGAAGTCTAAAATTCATCAATGACTTCGATTAAAGTTTTAAGTTTCTTGTTTATAAAATAGCCTAGTATTTTATCTCTAGTTGCTACTTTAACATCATTAAACTCATTATTAATTTTTTCCTCAATGTGTTGAGGTATACAATTTAAATCAATTATCTTTCGATTTCTATCGTAATTCTTTTGTTCTTCTTGTGTGAATGTAGGAAATACTTCATTCACCCAATTATTTAGTTTCTTTTTACTTAAAGGTCTCTGTCGTCTACCTTCAATAAAAACATTGTCATCTGATAGCACATTTGGTACACCATCACTTCGGTCACCTTTGAGTATATGTTCTTTCAGATATACGGCAGGGTTCTCACCCTTACCTACATATTTATTTAGTACAGGATTATATTGTCTTACATTTTTATTGTGTAACTGTATAAAATCTTTATCACCTGACAATATTAATATCTTCTTTTGATGTTCAGGCATTATTTGTCTTTGTGTTCTTTTAATTAGTGTAGCAATAATATCATCAGCTTCAACTGTTTCAACTTCTATAACTTTATAAGGTAAAAATGTTTTGATTTCATTTTTAATATCACCTAATAATTTAAAAATGTAATCCCAATCATGGTCTGATTTTTCTCTATTTGCTTTTCTGCCTGCTTTGTAATTAGGAAATATTTCTCTACGCCACACATTTTTACTATCACAAGCGATGACCATATCGCCATACTCTTTTTTAAATTTTTTATTG